GCCACACCGTGACGGAGGCGACGATCCGTGCCGAGCTGGAGAAGCTGGACCCCGCCGAGTTCGACCGGGCCTACCTCAACCGGACACGCAAGCCGTCTCCTCCCTCTGACCCGAACGTGCCGAAGGGGCAGTGGACCGGGCTGGCCGACGGCAAGTCCCGGCCGGGTGCCGAGTTGGCCCTGGCCGTCGACGTCTCGCAGGACCGGGGCACGTCGACGATCGCCCTGGCAGGCCTGCGCGCGGACGGCCTGGTGCACCTGGAGGTCGTCGACCGCCGGGCGGGTACGGACTGGGTGGTGCCCGCGGTGGTGCGGCTGCGTGACCTGCACAAGCCGGTCGCCGTGGCGATCGCCTCGGCCGGCTCGCCCGGCGGGTCGCTCATCGACGACCTCGTGGCCGCCGGCGTCACGACCCCGGAGGACAAGGAGCACCCGGAGCGCGGCCACCTCGCGGTGATGCGTACCAACGACATGGTCGAGGCGTGCGGGCAGATGGCCGACGCCTTCAACCAGCAGACCGTCCGTCACATCGACCAGGCGCCGCTCACCGCCGCGGTGAACGGCGCCATGACCCGCCCGGTCGGCGACGCCTGGGTGCTCGATCGCCGTCGCTCCCTGGCGGACGTCAGCCCCTTCGTCGCCGCGACCCAGGCCCGCTGGGCGCTGATCGCCCGCGGGCCTTTGGTGCGCGACGACTACGACCCGCTCGACAGCGTTCTCTGAGAGGGGGCCTGACATGCCCGACCTGGCTACCACCCTGCTCGACGTGCTGGGGCTGCTGCTGCTGGCCCTCGGGGCGGGGGCCGCACTGTTCCCGCTGATTGGCTGGGCCGCGGCTGCCGCGTCCGGCGCGGTTGTGCTCGGCGGCTCCTGGCTGGCCGCCCGGCCCCAGCGGGGTGAGCGCGCGTGAGCCTCTTCTCTCGCCGCGCCGCCCGCGCGGTCACGGCGGCCAACCTCATTCCGGACCGCAGTGCCCGCACCGTCAGCACACCGAAGATCACCAATGACACGGCCCTGCGGCACTCGGCGATCTGGGCGTGCCTGCGCTTGCGGGCCAACCTCGTCTCCACCATGCCGGTCGACCTGTATCGCCGGGTCGACGGCATCCAGGTGGAGGTACCCAAGCCGCCGGTCCTGATCAACCCCGGTGGCGACCAGGTTGACATGGTCGAGTGGATGTACTCGAGTCAGTTCGACCTGGACCGGGCTGGCAACACGGTCGGCCTGATCACTGCCAAGGACGGCCTCGGCTTCCCCGCCCGGATCGACCTGCAGCCGATCGGCGAGGTGACCGTCAAGGGGACCGGGTCGGAGATCACCAAGTACAAGATCTGCGGCACCGAGTACGACCCGTCCGAGGTCTGGCACGAGCGGCAGTACACCGTGGCCGGCTGCCCGCTCGGCCTGTCCCCGATCGCCTACGCCGCCTGGTCCATCTCCGAGTACCTGTCGATCCAGCAGTTCGCGCTGGACTGGTTCGGCACCGGCGGCATGCCGGCCGCGATGCTCCGCAACACCGCAAAGACGATCAACGGCGACCAGGCCGCCGAGATCAAGCAACGGTTCAAAGCCGCCACCGCGAACCGGGACTTGTTCGTGACCGGCATGGACTGGGAGTACAAGATGATCCAGGCCGAACAGGCCGGGTCGGACTGGCTCGCTGCCAAGCAGTTCGGCATCACGGACATCGCGCGGTTCTTCGACTGCCCGGCCGACCTGATCGACTCCGCGGCGATGGGCAGCAGCCTGACCTACGCGAACATCAGCCAGCGCAACCTGCAGTTTCTGATCATGAGCCTGGGGCCTGCGGTCATTCGCCGGGAGAACGCGCTGAACAAGCTCACCCCCAAGCCGCGCTACGTGAAGCTCAACACGGACGCGCTGCTGCGGATGGACCCGGCCGCGCGCGTCACCTCACTGGCCGCCGCAGTCAACGCCCGCATCCTCGCCCCGTCCGAGGCGCGCGAGCTGCAGGACCGCCAGCCCTTCACCGACTCCCAGTACGCCGAGTTCGACCGGCTATTCGGCAGCAAGAACCCGGCGCCCGCCACACCCGCGACCGCCGTCCCGTCAGGAGCGACACCATGACCGATCTGGCCGGCCTGCGGGCCGCAGCCGCACAGTCCCGCGCCCAGGCTGGCCTGGCCCAGCGCTCCGCCCCGCGCGACCGCCCCGAAGCCGCCGACGTCCGCTTCGGTACACAGCTCCGCGCCAAGAAGGTCAACCGCGACGGTCTGGAGTACTACCAGGTCGAGGGCTACGCCTCCGCCTACGAGCGCGGCTATGAGATGTGGGACTTCTTCGGCCCGTACACCGAGGTCGTCTCGGCTGGTGCCGCCCAGAAGACCCTGGCCGCCTCGCCCGAGGTGGTGTACCGGTTCAACCACGCTGGCACGCCGATGGCCGGCACCCGGAACGGCCGCCTCGAACTGTGGGAGGACGAGCAGGGCCTGGGCAACCGGGCCTATCTCAATCCCAAGAGGTCGGACGTGCAGCTCCTCGTCCAGGCCATCGAGGACGACGACGTCAGGGAGCAGAGCTTCCAGTTCCGCATCACGCGCGGCGTCTGGTCGCCCGACTACACCGAGTACCGCATCGAGGAGTTCGACCTCGACCGCGGCGACGTCGGCCCCGTCACCTACGGCGCCAACCCGCACACCTCCGTAGCTGCCAGGTCCGGCGAGTTCCTCGCCTCGATCCCGCAGCTGCCGCCGCTCGTCGCCCGTGAGGCCTACACCCTGCTCGCAGCCCGCGCCGACCTCGCCCCGCTCGCGGCCCAGACGCCGGCCGCGGCACCTCTGCCGCCCGCGCCTGTACCGGCGCCGCCCGCGGAACCGCAGGGCCGCTCCCTGTCTCTGCTGCGTACCCAGCTCCTGGTCGCCAAGGCCGAGGACTGAGACCGCCAGCCCCATGACCATCTCGCCGTCCGGCAGATCGCCCGGAGGCAGCGCACCCGCACGCCGGCAGATCGCCCGGCGCCCGGACGCACCCACCCCACACCCGATCTGACCGAAGGAAAGCACCATGCCCGTCATCGACGATCTGATCGCCGGCATCGAGGTCGAGCTGGAGGCCGCGCAGAAGCGCGGCGCCAAGGCCGTCAAGGAGGTGGAGCTGATCCTGTCCAAGGCCGGACAGGAGGGCCGCTCCAACCTCACCCCCGAGGAGGACGAGCGCGTCGCCGAGCTGTTCGCCGCCCGCGACCAGGCCAAGAACGACGTCGCCGGCATCGAGGTGAAGCTCACCAACGCCCGCAAGGTCAAGGCCGACGAGCAGGAGCGCGCCGAGAAGCAGCGCGCCGTCACCCCGACCGAGACCCGCCGCCTGGCCTACGACCAGGTCGCGCGGATCGGCACCGAGGAGCGCACCTACCGCCCCGACTTCGACCGGGACGGCAAGCAGTTCCTCATGGACATCTCCCGCCAGTTCATGTTCCAGGACGTCGAGGCGTCCGCCCGCCTGGCCCAGCACATGCGCGAGGAGCGCGTCGAGCGCGCCCAGTACCTGCAGCGCTCGGTGGGCACCGGCGCATTCGCCGGCCTGACCGTGCCGCAGTACCTGACGGACATGTACGCCCCGGCGACCGCCGCCCTGCGGCCGTTCGCCGACGCGTGCAACCGTCACGCGCTCCCCGAGCAGGGCATGTCCGTCAACATCTCCCGGATCACCACCGCGTCCGGCGCCGCCGTCCAGTCGGCCGAGAACGCGGCGGTCCAGAACACGGACATGGACGACACCCTGCTGACGGTGAACATCCAGACCGCCGCCGGTCAGCAGACCGTCAGCCGGCAGGCGATCGACCGCGGCAGCGGCATCGAGGACGTCGTCATGCAGGACCTGTTCAACCGGGTCGCCACCACCCTGGACAGCACCCTGCTCAACCAGGCCACCAACGGCATGACCAACGTCGCGACCTCGGTCGCGTACACCGACGCCAGCCCGACCGGCGCCGAGCTCTACCCGAAGATCCTCGGCGCGGCGTCCGGCGTCGAGGCCGCGCTCCTCGCCATGGGCAAGCCGGACATCGCCGTGATGCACTCGCGGCGCTGGTACTGGCTGTCCAGCCAGATGAGCTCCACCTGGCCGATGGTCAACTGGACCAACATCCCGGTCCAGGCGGCAGGCACCGCCAACGCCGCGAGCTCCTACAGCTCCGGCCCGCGCGGCGTCCTGCCCTGCGGCCTGCAGGTCATCGTCGACAACAACGTCGCGACCAACCTCGGCGCGGGCACCAACGAGGACGAGGTGTACGTCGTCCCGTCCTCCGAGTGCCACCTGTGGGAGGACCCGAACGCGCCGATGTTCATCCGCGCCGAGCAGCCCGCGGCCGCCAACCTCGGCGTCCTGCTCGTCGCCTACAGCTACTTCGCCTACACCTTCGGCCGGTACGCGAACGGCATGCAGAAGGTGAACGGCACCGGTCTGGTCACGCCGACCTTCTGATCCGCCCGGGCGGCCGGCTCCTCCCGGGGCCGGCCGCCCCATCCAGGAAGGACCGAAGCATGTCGGCACGCCCCGTACTCGGCGACGTCGCACTCCCCTCCGCTGCCCGCACGGCCAGCACCAGCAGCGGCCCCGTGGCGGCAGCCGGGCAGGCAACCGTCGCCGTTCTGTCCGTGCACTGCACGGCGGCATCCGGCACCACCCCGACCCTGGACGTCTCCCTGGAGGAGTCGGCCGACGGATCGTCCTGGTCCGCCATCACGGGATCGGGCATCACCCAGCTCACGGCCGCCGGTAACCGGCTGGCCACCGCGCTGGTCACCAAGAACTACGTCCGGGCCGCAGTCACGATCGGCGGCACCACGCCCAGCTTCACGTTCTCCGCGAGCGTGCTGTTCCTTCCAAGCTGAGAGGCTGCCATGAGCGATGACAGGATGATCGCCGCCCTGCTGCGCGAGCGCGAGGGCTACGTCCGGCGCGGCCTTGACGACCGCGTCGCCCAGGTCGACGAGCAGCTCGCGCACTACGGGCACCAGCCCGAGGCTGAGGACCGCACCACTCCGCCCTCCGGTCGCACGGCCGATTCGGGTCAGGTCACCGCCGACGCCGAGCAGGCCGCCAGCGGTAGTGCCCGCGGCCGCCAGCAGCGCGGCAGCGGCTCCAGCCAGGGCTGACCCCGGTGGCCAGCACTCTCTACGTCACGCTGGACGACCTCAAGGAAGCCCTCAGCATCCAGGACGACGACACCAGTCGGGACACCCTGCTCACCAAGGCACTGAACGCGGCGTGCCGCTCCATCGACAAAACCACCGGCCGCCGCTTCTACCTCGACGACGCCGCCTCGGCCCGCACGTACAAGCTCGGCGGCCGCGTCACGTGCGGGCCGGACGGCGAGCTCCTCATCACCGACGACATCGGCACCGAGACCGGCCTCACGGCCGAGAGCGGCACCACCCCGTCCGGGACCTGGACCGCCGTCACCGGCTGGGAAACCGGCCCTGACAACGCCATTGCTCGCGGCCAGGCCGTCACCGGACTCAACCTGCCCACAGGTTCCTGGGGGCACGGCACCACCCGCATCCGGGTCACCGCCCGCTGGGGCTGGCCCGTAGTCCCGGACGACATCGCCCAGGCCGCGCTCACCCAGGCCGCCCGTCTGTACCGCCGCAAGGACTCGCCTGAGGGCGTCACCGGCTCCGCCGAGTGGGGCGTCGTCCGGCTCAGCAGGCGCGACCCGGACGTCTGGGTCCTGATCGAGCCGTACATCCTGCCCGGGTTCGGCTGAGAGGAGGCGCCGT